GTCAAGCAAGCGAGCAAAAAGGTCGTGGCGAACCTATTAAAATTGATACCACCGCCGCCGGCGCTGCTGCCCTTCCTCAAGCTGCCTTGGATGTGGCGGGTACATTTATCCCCTTGGGTGGGCGTCTTGTTAGCAAGCTGACAGGTATCCCAGAGAAAGCTCTGTTTGGTAAATCTGCCGCAGAAGTTACTAAACTTGCGGATGAAAAGTTATTAGCCACGCTTGCCAAAGGTACGGCCACAGGCGCTTTGGCTGAGATACCTACTGAAGTTGCTCAGCAAATGATGGAGCGTGCACAGGCAGGGTTATCCCTAACTGATGCCAGTGCATTGTAAGAATACGGCGAGACTGCCTACCAAGTTGGTTTGCTTGCGCCTATTGGCGCGGCTGGACGTTTGTCTGATCGTGCTGGTGCGCGTGGTGAAGTGCTCGTTACAAAGCAAGAAGAAGCTCGCAAACAACGGGAAGAAGAAGCTAAGACAGCGCAGGAAGCAGCGGACAAGACTACCGCCTACAAGCAGACAGACGAGTACTTGTCTGAGATACAACAAAAGTACACAGATTATCAGAAACAATTTGATGATTTGACCGCTAAAGCCAAAGTTAAAACTGACCCCAACGACTTTGCAGGCATTGAAGCCAAGCGTGAAGCACGCAAACAACTGGCTGAGTTAAAGCAGTCAGAAGAGTTTAAAAACCTAGTAACGGAATACAGGGCGGCACTCCCACGCATAGCGGCTATGGAGCAACAGAAAGTTGTTGCAGAAGACCAACGAGTGGCCGGCATTGAGCAAGACGCTGCGGCCCTTCCACAAGATACGCAAGGCACGCTCCCCGGCTTTGAGCCCGTTGAGACAACCACCAAGCTGCCCGAGGTAGACAAAGACGCGCAGTATGCCGATCTTAAAAACCAGTACTACAACCTGACCCGTGCACTTGAAGACCAACAGCAAAAAGAATCTGACGCCGCCGCTAAAGGCGACATTACTGAACTTGAAAAGCTACTTGGCCAACGTTCGGGCATGGAGACAGCGCGTAAACAAGCGGCGGATGAGTTGGCGCTTGTCGGTGTTCCTATTGACCGTATGGCAGAAGCCAAGGCTATCAGCGAGAGATTAAACAAAGCCAAAGACCAACTTAAAGCCATGGCTGGCCCCGGTTTTGATCCTGCCAAAGCACGCAAGCTGGTGGACAAGATCAAGACGTACGAAGAAGAAATGGCGCAGTACCCCGGAGTCCAGCAAGACTTTGGGCTAAAAGCTACCAAAGAACAGCGTGTAGATACGGCTGAAGAGTTCCGCATAGGCAAGCAACGCTTGCAGGCTGATCGTATGGCTCCGTTGTTTGCCGGCCAAGAGCGTGGTGCTGCGGCGCAGTCTTTCATGGACGCTATCAAATCTTCGGATGAGTACAAGCGTCAAGCTAAAGTAAACCCAGAGATTGCCGCCCTGCTTCGCATGGCTGAGCCTAAAGATACTTCTGCCGCTACCGGCACTGAGATCAAGCGTATGGAAATGCAGGGCATGGAGCCTGCTAGGACGGATCAGTATTCTCTGTTTGATGAAGCCCCAGAAATTCGTAGCGACATCCAGTCTGGCACAGGCGCACTAGCAACGAAATCCCGCTCAGCACTGATGGCTGAGTTGCAGATTGCAACTGCCGCTGGTAACCGCCAAGCCAAAGCTGACGCTATTGCTGCACTGCAAGACTTGAAAGCCAAGGAACTTGCCGCCAAAGAGAAAGCCGCCGCACCTACTGCCAGCGGTGTAAGCGGTGAGTTTGATACAGCCCCCGTTGCTGGAGCCCTTGCCGGTACTAAGATGCCTGCGGATGTGGCGCGTAAACAAGCCGTAGCCGATGCCCGTGAGTTGTCTTACGCCAAGATGGTGACGCTTGTCAGCCAGTTTAATAAAGGCAGAGTTAAGCAAGATGAGCTAGACACAGCGCGTAAACAAGTACTTGACAATCTTGTTGCTGACATCGAGCTTAACCGTGGCTCTGCCATGCCCGCTGCTGAGCGCCTAGACATTGAGCGTGAAGCCAACATCCAGTTGCGTGATTTGATTACCCGCTTTGGCGACACTCGTGAGATGACGGAAGTCAAGGGAGAGAAAGGTCAAACATCCTTGATCCCTGCGCAAAAATTATCAGGCGAGTTCCGCACCGAAGGTGAGCAAGGCCCAACAGTTGAAGGCCGCACACCCGGACGGCAGACATTCGGTAGCCCATACGCCGCCGCCATGACCATCAAAGAAGGTCTGGATCAGATTCGCAACAAAGCAATCTCTGGAGAGCAAGGCACAGCCATCGAGCGCACATACACGCCCGAAGAAGCCTCTGTTGAAGCTTTACAAAAGGACATGGACAAAGCGTTTGCTTCGCCCAACCTGCCTGCTGAAGTTCGCACACTGCTCAACCGCGTGGCTGACAACTTTGATGTGGTCAGAACCAACCCATCAGAGGGAACGGAAACAGCCCTGCCTCCTAGCGCCCGTGGCACAGTCCCAACAAAATTGGTAGATGACATCTCCTCATGGCTACACCGCGCCATGGTTACAGGTAAGAGTGATCCGGCGATGTCTGCTCGTGTTACTGAGCGCCTCGACCAGCTTGAGAAAGCCAAGATTTCTGAGACACAAACGCCTACACGCGAGACAGCGTTTGGTACAGCCGTTAAGCCTACAGAGACTGCCATCCAAGGCGAACTGGATTTAGAAGGCAATAAACTCAAAGGCCGTATTTTTGAGTCTGCTCAAGCATTTGAAAACTACCTAGGCAGCGAAGCATTGCAAGGTTTGCGCTCATCCATGGGCATCGTTACCCAGACTGTTGCACGCCTGACACGCCAATTAGCTCCGTTGAAAGCACAAGCAGAGGGCTTGGCTAAGCAACTTAAAGCCGCCCAAGATCAGTACGATAAAGCCGTAGCTGTCAGGGGTGCCGATGTTGGTGCAGCCAACCAGATTTTGGAAGCTACTAAGCGCCGCTTGAGCCGTGTTGAGAAAGTCTTGGATGGCCAGTTGCGTCAGTTCCAGATTGATTACCTCAAAGCAAGTACTGCGTTTGAGTTCTCTGCGCAGACATCCGAAGACATTGCTGACGCGGTTGAAGCCAACACAAAGACATTCAGCCAGCCTGAGTACGAGGCACGTAAAGAATACGTAACGGCTAAACGTGACTTGCGTATACAAATGCGCAAGCGGTTGCCTGCTAAAGCCCATCCAAAGCTTGAGATGGACTCGTTCAGTAAAGGTTTGAGCGACTACTCTGAGCGCCGCAAAGAATACATCCGCCCTGCGGAAGAACGTCTAGCCAAAGCAACGACTGCGTATCGTGCGCAGGTGGCGCGTAATCAGCGCCAGTCACATATCGTAGCGTTCTTGGACAGGGACTTGTCTTTGCAGATGCAGCTTCAAAACGAAGCGGCTTTGATGGACGGCTTGGCCACTAACCTAGTTAACACCAAGATGGCACTGGACGAAGCGTTTGAGACGCAAGATCGTAGCCGTATTGAGAAGGCACAGAAAGACATTGCCACAGCAGAGCAACTTAAAACAGAAGCCGCTGCTGAAAACGACACCAAGATTAAAGCACTTACTAGCCAGCTTGCTGACTTGTCTGACAGCTTACGGAATGTACAGCGCCAGATTCGTGGTGAAGAAGGTGCGGTAGCCGAGCAACAGAAAGTGCGTCTGGCTACTAAGGAAGAGACACAAGCTGATCGTGAAGCCCGCGATGCCACAGTTCGTAAGAAAGCGCAAGCACAGCGTGAGAGCTTGGAGTTGATTCCCGGTGAGAAGATTTCTTTTGAGAAACGCCGTCAACTCATTGAGTTCTTGGACGCATCGCCTGCAAATCTGGACGAGCAAGACGCCATCATTAAAGATGAAGACTCTACAGCCAAGCAAAAGACAGAAGCTCACGCAGAGATTACGCGTATCAACACCCGTATGGAAGAGCTTACCAAGCTGTTCTCCAACGAGCCAGAGATTGCACAAGCCGCTACTGCCGCCATCGACAAGCGTATCGTTAAGCTACAGAAGACTATTGACGCTGTAACTGCTCGTAGCCAAGAGAAGGGCATCGAGAAGAAACTGTACGACTCACGCATCAAAGAGTTGAACAAGTACAAGCAGGAAATGAAGAAGCTCCAAGCCAAGCGTTCAGCTAGGCGCGGTGTTGAGCGTACGCCCGTTGGCCCTAATATTTACGAAGAACCCATGGCGGTTCAAGGTCAAGCACGTACAGTTGTTGCCGCCCCTGCTCCTGAGTTGGAGCCCGTGGAACCCGGCGTTCGTCTTGCTCCTCGTAGGATTGGCCCCGTAGTTAAAGCAAACGTTACCGCTGGTAATGTGCGTACAGGCGACTTGACAACTGTGGAAGAGCGTACGCTTCCGCCTAACAGCCGCGTTAAACAGTCCGGCACAACACGTCCTATGACTGGTTTGCAAGCTCAAAGACAAGCCAACAAAGACACTGCGCTCAAACGTGCAATGGATCGCTTGGCTTACTTGGAAGACCTGCAAACAAGAAACGACGACGCGCTTGCCGTGGCACAGGAAGCCGGCGACAAAGACCGTATTGCCAAGCTAACAAACAACAAGACACGTATCGATGACAACATCGAATTGGCAAACAACGAACTTGCCAAAGTAAACAAAGGCGTTGCCCGTATTTCTGAGATATATCGCCCAGACACACTAAGCCAAGCAGCCGCTACAGCTTCGCAAGGCCCTGCGCTTAGAGACAAGGTGGACACGGAGCAGAGTGCTGCTGCCATCATGCAGAACATATCTAAGACATCGACCAACCCAATCAATAAAGCGGTGGCTGAGCGTCTGAAGATGTTGCTAGGCAATACTCGCGTTTACTTGGAAAACAATCTAACTGACAACAACGGCAATGCTGTGTACGGACAAGCCGCCGCTGACGGCTCGTTCATTGTTTTGGACAAAGAGTTTGGTTTAAATGAGGTGACTGCGTTGCACGAAGGTGTACACGCCGCTGTTGAGCGCGTCATGCGCATGCCTGAGAGCGAGTTGTCTGCTGACCAGTTGGCAGCTAAACGTGAACTCCAAGCTTTGTTTGAAGCCGCCCAAAAGGACGGCAAGTTTACCAACGAGAACGCTTTGACAGACCTGAGCGAGTTTGTCTCTGAGGCTTTGTCTGACAATGTGTTCCAGCAAGAACTTTCACAGCGCAAGTGGACACTTCAAAACATGTGGGAAGGTTTGAAGCGCGGCATTATGAAGATGCTTGGCATCGATATGCCTACCAACATGATGGAAGCTACGCTGGCTGCAGCCGACCGCATTATGACCAAGGTGCCTCGTGCTACCCAAGCAGACATGACGTTGGATGCGCCAAGGCTAAACCGCCCACGCAACTCAGAGTTTGACGACATTGTTAATATTTCCAACAAGATTGTTGCCCGTCAGAAAACTTGGAGCGAAAGCATCAAGGTCAACGCCACAGGCTTGGCCATGGAGACGCAATTGGTTGACCGCTTTGCGGGATTTGAGCGCCTGTCTAAGACGATGGACAAGCTCAAAGGCATCCAGATGATGTACTACTTGCGCATGTATGACCAGCGCATGAACTTTGTGGCGCAGTCTGCCGCTAATGGTGCGTTGCAAGTGGTTGAGAAAACCCGTGCCGATGGCCAGAAAGAGTACATCATTGAGAGCAGAGCAGGCGCCAGCTTGCGCGGTGTAGCCGAGATTCTTAAAGGTGCTGCAGGTGAAATGGGTAGCGTTGACAACGTCAGCCGTTCGTTCACTACTTACATGGCGGCATTGCGTGCTAAACGTGTTGGCTTAGATAAGTTGAACTTTAGTGGTACTGTTACGCAAGCAGAGCTTGATCGCGTATTGGCAACAGTCGAAGGCAACAAAAACATCAAGGATGTCTTTGAGCGTGCTCGTGAAGAGTACAACACGTACAACAAAGGGCTTATTAACTTTGCTGTGGCCACTGGCGCTATGCGTAAAGCCGATGCTGAAATGTTGCTCAAAAGCAATGACTACATCCCGTTCTATCGTGAGCGCAATGGTGTTGTCGAACTGATGATTGGCGGAGAAAACCCAGTTCGTATTGGTAACATTAAAGAGCAACCGTACTTGAAAGACTTGGTTGGCGGTGATGCCCCCATCATGGACTTCATGGTTAGCTCTGTGCAAAACACCAACATGCTGGTAGACATGGGCTTGCGTAACTTGGCCACAAAGAACGCTGTGTTCGAGTTAAAGAACATGGACATGGCCAAGATCACGGACAAGATGACTTCTGGCAATGACGTCGTTAAGTTCAAAGTTGATGGCGAAGATCGCTACGCCATGATTGATACCGATGCTGCCGGCGTTCCTGCTGACATCTTGGTCAAAGGTATGGAAGGTATCCCAACACAGATGCCGTTTATGCTGCGCGTCTTAGCGGCTCCTGCTTCGTTCTTGCGCAAGGCTGTGACAGCAACGCCTTTGTATGCGGCTCGTCAGTTGTTCCGTGACTCCTTGGCGGCTCCCTTACTGTCTGGCGCTGACTTCTTCCCTGTTACTGGAGCGCTTAAAGAAATTGGTAGCGCCACCAAAGGCACGCTTGAGAGCCGGGGCATTACAGGCGGTCAGGTGTTTACTGGTGGCGCGGCAGATATTACCGACATCATGCGCCGCATCGCGTCTGGTAAGGGTAATTTTGCAGACCTTATGTCTAAGGCGGAGAACTTCTCCATGGAGGCCGATGCGTTGTCTCGCCGTGCGCAGTACAACAGCTACATCAAGCAAGGCTTGTCCGAGATGGAAGCTACATACATGGCGCTTGAGTCAATGAACTTTACCAAACGCGGTGCTTCTCCTAGCATCCACATGGCCAACTCGTTGATCCCGTTCTTTAACGCACAGATCCAAGGTCTGAACGTGCTGTACAAAGCTATGTTTGGCAAGCTGCCTTTCAATGAGCGCTTGAAGATTCAAGAGAAGCTGTTGACTCGTGGCTTGATGATTGCCGCTGGTACGATGGCGTATGCCGCCATGATGCAGGACGACGAGGCTTACAAGAACGCTACGCCCGATCAGAAGTATGGCAATTGGTTTGTGCGCATCCCCGGTGTGTCTGAGCCTATCAAACTGCCTATCCCGTTTGAAATTGGTTACATCTTCAAGGCATTGCCAGAGGCGCTGTACAACTCAATGGTCAACGAGCATGGCAGTGAGGAAGCGGTCAAAGCATTCCGTCAAATCCTGATAAACACAGTCCCCGGTGGTTCTTCCTACGGCATACCGCAAGGTATGAAGCCGTTGATCGAGGCAGGGCTTGGCCAGTCGTTCTATACAGGACGCGGCATCATGTCACCTCACGAAGAAAGGCTGTTGCCTGAAGCGCAGTTCCGTGAGAACACTTCACAAATTGCCAAAACTGTCGGCGCTGCTGCGGGTGTCTCGCCTATTGTCCTTGAGCAGTTGGTGCAGGGCTACACGGGCACGCTAGGCATAGCCTTATTGCAGGCAGTCAGCATGCCATTTGGCAAGTCAGACTCGCCAGAGAAAGCGTTTAAGCGTTTGTCGGAAATGCCATTGGTGGGCGGTGCGTTCCAGCCAAACGATGCTGGCGGCATCATCAACCGTGCATACGACAGGATGCAGGAGTTCTCCAAAGTTAAAGCCACTGTGGACGATCTGATTGAAAGAGGAGAGAAGTCCAAGGCGCTTGAGCTTATTAACTCCAAGGCCAATCAATACGAAGCGGGTGAGATTGCTCACGACTTCACCACTACCATGGCCGAGTTGTCACAGTACGAGAGAGCTATCCGCGCTTCTGATTTGGGTGGTGAGCAGAAACGCGAACGCTTAGACGACATCCGCAGGATCAAGATTAGGTACGCGGAGACGATGCGCGGGGCAGTCGATAAAATAATACCCCCGTAAAGCCCTGATAGATGCCCGTCTTAGCACGGGCGTCGAGGACTCTACTGAGGGTGGCCTTCTTCAAACCAAGTTCGCGTACAGGGTCGGTGTCAAGGCAGGGGATAAAAAACCCCTGCCCCTTTTCAATCTTCGTCCACGGGAACTGGATTAAGGATAGTTTCATCGACTTCGTCCATCTTACGTCTGACGCGCATCACAGTAACACGCATCGGTGGCCCCTTGGTCTTGGCGGTCATATTCTTCTTCAGGAACTCAACAGTAAACGTGTCCTCAAGCTGGCGCTTGAATGAGGCGTAACCGAAACTCGTTGAAGCACAGTAGGATTTAAGCAACTGCTCCTCAATAAAGTAGTCCACGTAGCCCTTGGTCATGCCGTGCTCCACACGCCCTAGAATCTTGTTGCGAGTAATCGATTGGTCAATGGTCTGGCCGTTACCCAACTCGGCCATCAAGCCGCCTTCGCTTGGGCGCACTACGATGAAACTGCCGTAACTCTCACGAGTGTAGGCGTTCAAGATGTCTTCTGCGTTACGCACGCTGTTCTTCATACTGGCACGCATGGTGGCCACGACCTTCTTAAAGGCGTTTAGGACAGGGCGCAGGGGAATCTCGACAATGCCTGCAGCCTTGAAAGCATTACGGGCATGGACTGCGGTTCCGATGCCTGCCATCCAGAAGCGCTCATCATTGGTTGCGTTGAACTCTGTGTACATGGCGGTAACCGCTTCGCGCACAGATGTAGGGAACTCGTCCACGTTGTTGACCATGTACTCAGCCAGCTTGTAACCCGCCACGCCATAGTTGTGTTGCAGAGACTTGATGATCTCAATCTCATGGGGCTCCCATGACAACTCTTCCTCAAACGTAAACTCAAGCAGTCGGCGAAGCTCGCCCTCAGACGAGTGGTCACGGCCACCAGTCAGGTAGTCCACAACGTGCGTGTTGGATGACATCAGGCACACCGTCATCCATGTCGAAAGGTTCAGGCGCTCTTTGTTGGAGCCAGACTCCATACGCTCCTTGCCCCGACCCTCGGTCATGTCCAAGAGAAACTCAGGCAACCACTCAGGGGCGGCTCGGTTCTTAGCAGTGATCTCGTCCGTGATAAGCGGATGGCTGTTGAGTAAGCCTAGACGTTGCTGCATAGCCACAGGTGAAGTGCTCTTACCCGTACGATAGTGCGTCGGGTGTCCCCATACTGAAGCAGCAGCTTCAAGTGACAGGGTCTTGCCCGTACCAGACTCGGTACTAGCGCAGTGGTATGTCATCCCGTAGATGCCTGTGAAGCGCATGAATGGCGCTCCAGCACCGGCAAGGATCACAGCGATGTGCCCCCACATCTTCTTGGCAATCAGCAGATTGATAAAGTCACGCCATGCTTCCATCGTGCCCTTGGGCTCGGTGTTGACGGTGATGTTCTCCAGACCCGGCATTGGAACCTTGACTGGCGGTTTGCCTTTACTGAAGATGCGCCCTGCGTACACGTACGTGTTGTCAGTCTGCCAGCCGTAGCTGTCAGGCACCTTGATGGCAGGTTTGTTTGTACTAGCTTCTTCCACACACGCCCTTATGTATTCAGATAAATTTTTGTCATTGCCTGCACCAAATGCGGCCACGATGTTCTGACTAGCCAGCGACTTAACTGTTTCGTCCTTGCTGACGATGGCCTTCTGAGGCATCGTGATGTTCACTGCGCCATCCGGTTTGAGCGCAATCATGTGCACTGTGTGATCGTTGTTGCTGTTGAGGATGTCGACTACGAATAGCTCGTACGGCAAGAGCATGACTTGCTTCTTAGACTTGTTGCCCTCTTCGTCTTCCACTGTGCGCTCCATGAACGTGCCGCCGTTGGCTCCGTAGGAGTAGCCGCGTGGCGGTGTTGGGCGCATGACCTTGATGGTTTCTTTCTCGGTGACTGTGCTTTCACTGGAGAGTTTGACCTCGATCTCTTTCTCCTCCACCTCGACTGCCAACTCACGACCAAGGATCAATGGGTTGGTGATCTTGCCCCAGTGCGTACATGTTGGGCAGATGCCGGGGTTCTCGCTGTCCATCTTGATGCAGGGGTACGGGCCTTTGATGCTTTGCAACTTCTGGTTCATGCGCTCAGGCTCGTACGGGTGCATCTTGCTCAACCACACCGCCGCCTTGTTGCCATCCTCACAGACCTTAGTCCACGACAGTAGCCCACGCCAAATCGGTTCCATGCCTTCTTCCTGCGCATGCTCAACGTAGTTGGCTAACTGGCCGCAACCCCGAGCGTTTTGCGTGGCCAGCCAAATTGGTTTGAACTTGGTTACGCTGTTCTCAAAGAGCTTGACACTGGTTGCAGACACAGGCGTGGCAGCAGACGGACGGGCTCCGGGAAGGTTCAGTGAAGGTGTAGCTTGCGCCTCGTACACAGAGCCAACAAGCTTGTCCCTGACTAGCTCGGCTAGTATGTCGAAGCTGAACATATCACCTAGAGTCAGTAGGTGCACGGGGCGCGGCGTCGCGTACTTCTTCTTGAAGTTGGTGGTCTCAGGCACACGCAGGACTCGGGCGGCATCCGCCGTCACAGTCATGTCAATCGCCAAGCCTTCCTGCTTGCACAGGCGTTTGAAGTTCTCGGCCACAGGTTTCCAAGACTCGATAGGCACAGCCTCAGTCAATGGCCAGTAGCAGTGCAAACCGCCACCAGACGCCACAACATAGGGCGTACCTAGGGTATCTAGCCCTGTCTTATCCAAGAACGCGTGAAGCGCAAGCGCGGCATCTTTCTTTGAGACGTAGCCGTCCATGTCGATGAACAGGGACTTCACGTACCTAGCGTTCACGGCCAGACGATTGTCCTCGTCCCCGAAGGTAGCCAAGGCAAAGTAAATGTCAAACTTGCTGTCGTGCCAACGTTTAATTGGCGCTGTGGTTTCTTCCAGAGTATGCACAAAGGCATGCTCCTTCTTTGTAAGTTCTGCTACGCAGTACCGACCAAATTCTGGCGGCGGCAGAACAACCGCTAAAAACTCAAGCGGAGTCATTGAAGTCCTTGGTAGGGTTACAGGAACAGTTCTAGCTGTCGAGCGTCTTTAAGCTGGGCGTCATCAACAGGAGCCATAACCGTCAAGCGGCGTAGCACTTCCAGTTGCCAGTCTTTGGGCATTCCTGTATCAAGTTCAATGAGTTCGGCGCTAAAGCGGATTAGCTCTTGCGTTGTGAGGGATCGAGGTTGTATTCCGTACATATTTTTCTCCATGCCTCGTCTGCTGAGTGAGAGGTCTTCATTATGTGAGTTAAGAATTCGACGCGGTCGCGATAGGCCACAAACACTTCCGTGCCTGTAAACCAGTTGTAGACAGTCTGTCGAGAGACGCCAAGAGCAAAGGCAATCTTCGTGACCGGAAAGTCAAGATGGATCGCCCAACGCCCAAGCTGGTTGCCCAGAGACTTGGGTGTCTTTGCTACTTCGTCAATGATTTTTTGTGAGTAAGACATGTGTATAGGTGGGGGTACTGACTGCTCGTCTGCAAGCTAGAAAAGCCTTTGCACAGCGTTCCCCCCGATTTAATTACTCATCGTCCCAATCAGCAACGATGTCGGCCAGCTTGTTCTTCTTAGCTGGAACGGACTCAACCTTGGCCGCGGCTTTGCGCACTTCGGGTTCTTCTTCAGCTTCCACCTCAACGGCCTTGGCCTTGGCTTTTGCCTTGGGTGCTGGCGCTGGGGCTTCATCTTCTTCCTCTGCTTCCACCTTGGGAGCAGGGCGCTTGCCTTCGATAGCCAAGGGTGCAGGAGCTACAACACCATCAGCAGAGGCAGGGGTAACAGCCACGGCCTTCTCAGCGTCTTTGGACTTGGACTGCTCAACCGCAGACTCGTACTCATCGTCAGTCAACCAACGCATTGGGCTGAAGAACAACTTGGGAGACTCAGCCTTGGTGTCGAACTTCATGCGCGTCACGATGGCGTCCAAGTTAACGGGTGGAGTCTGAGCCGCCATGTAGCGGGCGTATGCCTGCAATGGGCGCTTGTCGCCGTCTTCCTTGCCGAAGATAGATGTGGCTGGCAGGGTGACCTGCAAGACATCACCATCGGGGTTGTTAGCCAAGACCACAGCCAAGCGCTGTTGGTAGCGGCAGGCACGGCTTTGACCATTGCCAGACCCAGCGATGTTCTGTGGGCATGTGGTGCAGCTTGAGGACTGCTTGTTCTTCACGCCTGCATCGGGCTTCTCACCATCAGCAGATGTGCAGTCAGGGGCGGCTGCAGCCGCGTCTTTGTCGTAGCCACCAGCGTAGAAGATACGGCTGACCTTGGGGGCGGCTTTGACGATGATGACATCCAAGTGGCGGTCTTCAATCGAGGCGATCTCCTTGCCGCTTGCAAGCAGACGGAACACACCGCCCTTGATGGAGACGCGCTTCATGCCGCTACCGGCGTTCACGTTACCAGCCAAGGCCAAAGTTGTGGCAGAAAGTTCTGCGTTCTTAGCGAAAGCAGGAACGTTTGAGGGATTGAACATTGCAATATTGCTCATTTTGTTTTCCAATTAAGTAGGTTTGCGTACAGAGATGTCATACTCAGATGCTGAGTTGAGTCCGGGCGGTACGACCCCGGGGTTTTCTTCTAAGAACTGCGCCATGTTGGTCTGCGCTATGCGCTTCTCAAGCAAGTCGATGGCCTCGTGCTCGATCATAAATTTCTTGAACGAGTCCCAGTCTTGTGTGGTATAGCGAGTTTTCACGGACATGACTGCCGTGCCCTCGGTGGTGCGTACAGATGTGACCCCCATGGCCTTCATCTGCTCTTTGATCGCGTTCTTGATCTCGTCCTGCTGTGCCTTGAGTACTTCAGCTTGTGTGTCGTACGCTTGGGTCAGTTCGGTCATACGCGTGCGTAGCTTGCGGTATATTTTCACAAGCCTATCTAACGGTATCGCTTCTTCTTCCATTACTTCTCCTGTTATTTTGTTGTCTAAGGTTGGACAGTTTACACAGATTTTTATACGTTGCAAGCCCCTTTCAAGATTTAATTTCGGTTTCGAACATGTCGGTCAGTAGTAAGTTATCGCTAACTTTCCCTGCCAACGCACTAAACATCTTCTTCTCAATCGGGCTACCCTGAATGTGAATCACGGTAACTTTGTCTGAGTCTTGTCCCTTGCGGTCAGCACGCGCACAGCACTGGATATACTGCTCAACGCTCATCAACGGGCCATAGAACACCACAGTGTCAGCGGCAGTCAGCGTGATGCCATGGGCAGAAGCCGCAGGCTGCATGACCAACACCCTAGGGTTTGGCTCGGTTTGAAAGCGGCTGATGGTTTGACCGCGTTTGCTAGGTGTGATGTCTCCGTGGATGCACTCATTGACAATACCCTTCTTGGTGAGGTAGTTGCTGATGGTGTCGATGGTGCTTCGGAACAACGCGAAGATGATGACCTTGCGGCTAGTCTCCTCCAGTATCTCCTCCAGCACAGCAAGACGAGGCGCTGAGTCAAACTCAACAACTTCCTTGTCGTCTGTGTAGGCCGCACCACAACTGATCTGCAAGAGCTTACTCACACCAGCGGCGGCATTGACTGCCGTGATGGTCTCCCCTGCGGCTTGCACAAGCATACGCTCCTTGAGCATGTTGTAGTACTTAGCCTGCTGTGGTGTCAGAGCTATCTCACGCGTCATGGTAATGACAGGCGGTAAGTCTAGGCACTGTGCTTTGGTGTAGCGTATCGCAGGCTGTAGAGCCTCGTGTACCTTGTCCTTGGCATCGAGCTTGGGCGCCCACTTGAACGTGGTGATCTTGTTCATCACTTGATCGCGCCATGCCGTGTAGAACTTGGGCACGCCCTCGGGGTTGACTAGCTTGGCTAGGCCATACGCATCCACAGGCGACTGCGATGCCGGCGTTCCGGTCATCATCCACAGGTAGGTGTTAGGTGTCAGGATGGAGTTAAGCGACTTCCATCTGCGGGTCGTAGGCGTCTTGTATGCGTTGGCCTCGTCCACAATCACTAAGTCAAACCGGCCATCGTTCTTCACCTCATCGGCGATCAAGTTAAGACCTTCGTAATTCGTGATTACAATTTCGTAATCTCGCTGAATCATCTCGATGCGCCGACTAGCCTGAGCATGGTGCGCGATAACGGCAGAGCGATGAATGATGCTGTTGTTGATGTCACCCATCCATGCGCTGTGCATGATGGACAGAGGGCACAGGATCAGAACCCTACGCACCTTCTTGAGCTTCATCAGGTAGTCAGCCGCCCACAGTGCTGACAAAGTTTTGCCAGTGCCTGGTTCTGAGAACACGAAGGCTCTCCTGTACAGCGTGAGGAACGCTGCCGTCTCGATCTGGTGAGCCATGGGCTTGTATCGCCCCGGCCAGTTGTATCGCCTAGTGATGGGCGACGGCACATCTTTGACACCTAGGTTACGCAAGACCCGCGCTTCGTCAAGACCCCAGTAAACAGCAACATCGTAGCCTCCGTCTGAACGGAGCGTTGTCATGCTCTTGGGGATGATTGAGTACTTGTGCGGGTTCCTTGTGCGTAAGATAAGTGCTTTGTCTTCTACGATTTCCATTGCTTCTCCAAGCTATTATTTTCCGTTGTCGCTTTGATTGGCGCTCTTACTACGCAGGCGGGTATTGCCTGTTACTGACTTGCCCCCTGCACGCAGGGGTTTGATGTGATCGATGTCCTTGCCTGCACGATCAACGCCCTTCTTGTCATAGGCACGGCGTGCTTTCTGACGCTCAACTTGATCGGCTGTCTCGCCTGTTTTCTTTTGCAGTTTGTATGCGTGTTTGTAGTCACGCTTGCCGTTGGTCTGTGTCATCATTGCTCCTAGTGTTTAGGGTTGAACTCGCATCCGGTGACCTGACACCATCCGCATAGTGGGGTTTGATTGGGGTTCCATACATCGTTCTCAAAGCATGCTTCGAGCCGCGCAGTACGCTCACGATACTTCCACCAGAAGGCTTCAGATTGATCGCGTGTCATCTGCATCTTGACCATATCATTTTTGACAATGAACAGCAACGCTGAGTTGACCTTGCGGATGTGCGGAAAGTGAGCGAAGACCATAAGCGACATAAGTACAAGCTGATCCCTGTCGGGGTACTTGTTGTTGCCTGTCTTCCAGTCCCCCACCCACGCCGTAAGATTCTCGTCATCGATGACCAAGATGTCCGCGATACCCCTGACCCATACGTCTGGCGCCTTCCAGTTGGTAGGGCGTAAGTCCACAGTCAGCGCCATCTCGTACTCAGCCAAAGCTCGTCCGGGTTTGTTCAGCATAGCGTCCACCACAGGCTGGAACTGCGCATACTCAGGCGGTATCGGCTTCTTGTCCCTGATGTAGTCTTCAATGGCCTGATGTACTTGATTGCCGTAGCGCGTGGCCTCAGTCTCTTGGAAGGGGTACTTCTTTAAGACCTTGACCTCGTGATACCTGCGTTGACAGCCTTCAAAATCTTTTAGGCTGCTGTGTGACCATGCTGGTTTTTTCATTCGAACTTCGCTGTCTTGATGGCTACTGTTAATCGGTTGGCGAACTGTGTGACAAACGCTTCGTTGCGGTTCAACTCGTGCTGTCCCATGTCCTCCAGTATGGCGTGGGTGACTTCGTGCCAGAAGGTGTCGGCTAGCTCGTCTTTACTGAACTTGCGCCCAGTGATGTTGCTCGTCTTGCCAAGCCGGATGCACTGCTCTGGGTAGAACGTACGCCCCATATCCCTGCGGTGGAGCATGGCTTCCACTATCTCTACGCTGTACCACTTCCTGCCAACTCTCATTTTTGTTGGTAACTTCATACTTCTCCTTAGTTTTTTGCTAACCCATAACGACGGTGAGCACCACCGTCAGCGTCCAATGGAATGCCCGGCATATAAGGCGGCTCCATAGTCATCTGCGCCAAGACCCAAGTCTTAGCTTCTTGCACCTCTGCATCAGGAACCACAACGATCTGCTCGTCATGCACTGTTCCCGCCACAAAGTATCTCTTTGCAGTACGCACCATACCATCAGTCATCACGCATCTCGCTACGCCCTGCGTGACATTGTTGGTTATTTTTCCTGCATATATTTTAGTACGATCTGGCCCGTATGTCCACTCCAGTTGTTCTTTATTTGTCTTGTCGTCCTTGTAACGCCTGATGTTAAGGTCAGGATACAACAGCTTCATGCCAGAGGGTAGCTCGATCTCGCCCTTGCGGTAGATCAAACACTTGTGCTTGTACTCACGCCCCTTGTACAGACACTCGCCGATAAGCTGGGTGTTCAAATCCCAGAAGTCCACCACAGGCGTAGCCGTAGCCCTGTACTTGTCGATGATGGCCTTGGCCGCTAGGCAGTGAATGACTAGCTCCTTGGTGGTACAGGTGTGCGGTATCTCTTGTAGCTTCTCAACGTTGACTTCCCAGTCTAAGAACTTCTGCGCCATGGCTTGGGTAACACCGAGCTTCTTCGCAAATGAAAGGTCGTAACGCTGCGGCGGGGCACCGAGGAAGCCTGTGAGTAATTGCGATGCGAACGCTGCCCAACCCAACCCATAACCGCAACCAAGGAGAGCGCTCTTTGCAGACTGCCGAAGGTCTGGGTGAGACTCTTTAGTGAGTCCGGGTATGTTAAACATCTGCGCACCGAACGCGGCATAAGGATCACCTCCAGCCCTGAAGATGTCGAGCATGTCTGTGTAGTCCGATAACCACGCAAGGACTCGCGGCTCAATCTGCGATAGATCTCCAACGACGAGTTGGTGGCCATCGGGAGCCATAATCGCTTTGCGTAGGAACGAGCCTCGCTTGAGGTTCTGCATGTTGATGGCTGAGCCTTTGCTTGCTGTCCACCTACCCGTCTGCGCCCCGTAGTAAGAGAGTGGGACAGGCAAGGCTCCGCGCTTGCTGATGTCAAGGAACCTTTGGGCACGGGTTCTCTCAGTGGTTGATTTAACCCGAAGACGCGCTTCACATAAAAGGGCAACGTCTTCACGTTCACCGTTGAGTAGCGCTTGAAATAGGGCATCGTTCTTAGCGAGGGCAAGTGTTTGCTTCCCAGTCGTCTTACTGACCTTGGTTGGCGAAACCACATTGAGTTTCTCAAGTAGTGCAGCAAACTGCGGGTTCGATGCCAGTGCAGTTTCATCCACGCCGAGCTTTTGTAATAGGGCTTCACGTTTTTCTCTTTCATCTAGTATGGCGTCCGTCAGCATGTTGGGGTCAAGCTCAAGGCACGCACGGGTGTACATCTTCAGAGTCATGTCAATCAGGCGTAGCTCCTTCGAAGGATAGCCAACAGCCAAGCGGGTAAAGATCTGCTCACACAGGTACACATCATGTGCGCAGTAGTCGGCTAACTCTTTCTCCATCTCAGGCGTGAGTTTGTTGTAGCCGTTGGTGTTGTACACAGCGTTGCCCTTGGGCGGTAGGCCAAAGTCGTTGGCCAGCTTCATCAACGAATTACCAACCTCAACACCCCGTAGAGCACGAGCCATGGAGAGAGAATCAAAGATAAAGCTTGGATGCCAGTCATATACCCATTCCAATATAGATATATCGAACTGAGCGTTATGAGCCAGAACAGCAGTAGTAGACTGAGGATAGCAAGCCAAGATGCGAGGCAACTCGTCCCCTCTGTACCACTGGGTTGGCTTGTCTGATCCGTACTCATGGATGCAGGCTCCGAAGGCTTTGAATCTTGGGTCACGTATGTACTCCTCAGTTGTCATCTTGCTTAGTGTGTAACCTTCCTTGGTGTCCCAGTAGGTTTCGAAATCGATCGTGATGATCTGTTTATAGGGTGCTGACATTTTTCTCCTTGAGTTTGGCTTCAATGACTCGGACGTACCGAATTACATATTCGTTTGACATGTTGCCATCACTCAGGCCAAACGCAAAGCCATCGTCAATAGCGCCTTCTATCTCCTCATCCGTCAGCCCAACCCACTCACGCTCAGGCAACGGATGCCCTGCTTGTGTGTATGCTTCCTCACGCCAACGTTGTGCTCGTTGCCTGTGGTACTGACAGTTTGTGCAGTCAGTCATTGTTCTTCTCCTTGAGTTTGGCTTCTACTTTTTTCATTGCTAGTTCTGGAATAGTTTCCCAACATTCTGAACGCTCTTGATTGGTCAGCCCAACCCATGTGCGCTGTGATGGGGTGGTGTAGAGCAGGACACCCGCAGACCCGTCAGTTACTTCACGCCAAATTCCATCCGTAAACTTGGCAAACTTACCTACAGGCTCCTGCTCTGGCTGTGCCAAGGCTTCTTTTAGGGTGGCGATAGCTACTTTGGCTCGGTCTGATTGCCATTGACTGTTGTTGCTCCATTCAATCTCGCCAAACGCCTCCAGCGACAACTTCAATGCTTCGTCTTTAGTCATGCTTGCCCCCTTAGGTCTATTGCCCGATAGCAAACAGCAACCGCTTCGTCAACAAATTGATTGCCTGTTTTCCATGTGCAGAGTTTTTTGCATTCCTCACGCTCGGCAGAAGCGACAAGGGCGGCAAAGCGTTCAAGGTCTTCATCTATACCTGTTATCCGCAACAAATATCCTTTCTCAACATTGAACCCCGCCTCTCGTGCCATGCGAATAATGTCTTCTCTGTTCATGATGATGTCCCCGTCTTTTTGAATT